GAGCATGGTAATCCGAGTATATTTTATTCTGAACCACTTACCCTTGAAGAAAAAAACATAATCTTTAAAAAGTCTAGCAATTTTCAAGACTTAACTGTTCTTGTTGATTTGCTTGTAATGAAACTCCAAGTCAAAAACGACAAAGGAGAAATGATTAAAGCATTTGAACCATTTGATAAAATTGCTTTGAAAAAAAAAGCAGACTCTAATGTTATCTCAACTATTGCCAATCAAATACTTGCAGATACTAATTATGAGGAAGCCGAAAAAAAGTAGTTAGCGACCCTGACATCAGGTCGCTTTTAGTAGTAGCAGACAGACTCCACATTACAATTCAAGAAGTATTAGATATGCCAGTTAGCCATTATAATTTATGGTTAGCTTACTTGAAAAAAGAGCAAGATGGGTATAAAAGTCAAGAACGAATAGCAAAACACAGATAATAAATTATGGCACAGCAACTTAAAATAGACATTGTAGCAAAAGATAGGTCAAAACAAGCCCTAAATAATCTACAAGGAAGTTTAGGTAAAGTTAAAAATGCTGTATTTAGTTTGCAATCAGCTTTTATTAGTTTAGGTGCTGGACTAGCAGTTAGATCATTAGTTAATACAGGAAAACAAATTGAGGGATTACAAGTTAGATTAAAATTTTTATTTGGTAGTGCTAAAGAAGGTGGCAAAGCATTTGATGAAATGGCAAAGTTTGCTAGTCAAGTTCCTTTCTCACTAGAAGAAATACAATCAGGTTCAGGAGTTTTATCAGTTGTTTCTAAAGATGCAAAAGAACTAGCAAATTTAATGAAAATTACTGGTAATGTTGCGGCAGTTACAGGGTTAGATTTTAGAACAACAGCAGAGCAAATTCAAAGATCAATGAGTGCTGGTATTAGTGCGGCAGATTTATTTAGAGATCGTGGTGTAAAATCTATGTTAGGATTTAAAGCTGGTGCAACTGTATCAGTAGAAGAAACTGCGGCGGCATTTGAAAGAGTCTTTGGTAAAGGTGGTAAATTTGATGGTGCAACAGATGAACTAGCAAATACATTTGAGGGTACTGTTTCAATGTTAGGAGATTCATTTTTTAATTTTAAAAGATCAATATTAGATGCTGGTTTCTTTGATGAACTTAAAATACAATTTAAACTTTTAGATACATTTGTTAAAAATAATGAAAAATCATTTAAAGAATTAGCACAAACAATAGGTTCAGGATTAGCAAGTGCAGTAAGAGGAACAGCAAGTGCAATAGTTTTTTTAAAAGACAATTTTAAATTAATAATAGAAACTATTAAAGTATTAATTGCTTTTAAACTTATTGCTTTCTTTTATAATTTAGCACTTTCTATTAAAGCATCAACTGTTGCTATGGCGGCTTTTAACAAAATGACTAAAAAAAACTTACTTATAGGTGGTGCGGCTTTATTAATTGTAAATTTACAAAGAATTATTGATTTAGTAAAAGAATTAACTGGACAACAATTAGAAGCTAAAAATGAAGCAGAAGAAATGAAAGAAATATTTATTGAATCATTACCACCAATATTTGAAGCTAAAACTCAATTCCAATTAATAAAACAAGCAATAACAGAAACAATAGATAAAATTAGAGAATTAACTGATAAGCGATTAGATGAATTAAAAAAGAAAGCTGAAAGTATTAAAGATATAATTGCTAAAGGTTTTGTAGGTGGAATTAAAAAAATGTCAAATGCTATTGCAGAAGCTATTGTATTAGGCAAAAGTTTAGAGGAATCATTTAGAAAAATGGCACAATCACTTTTAGTTAAAATAATTGCACATTTAGTAGAAGAAATTGCTTTAATGGGAATAAAAAAAATATTAAAAAAAGAAGAAGAACAAACTGAAGCTAATATATTAAACACATTAAAATCTCAAAACACAGAACGAAAAAGAGCCATGTTTTTTAATGCTTTAAGTGGTGGTAGTGGATTTCCATTTCTTGCATCAGGTGGTGCAGTATCAAAAGGACAACCAGTTGTAGTTGGAGAAAGAGGTGCTGAAGTCTTTGTTCCAAATAGTACAGGACAAATAACACAAAATGCTAGAGGTGGTAATGCTGGTGGAAGTACAACAGTTAATTTTAATATTAATACAGTAGATGCTAGAGGATTTGATGAACTATTAACTCAAAGCAGAGGAACTATAACTCAATTAATTAATCAAGCTGTAAATGAGAGAGGTGCGAAAAGTATTATATAATGTCAGGTGCTTTCCCTATATCAACTGCTAAATTTGGAACTTTAGGAATAAAGTCAATTCAAAATACTATTATATCTAAATCAGTATCAGGTAAAAGATTAGTAAGACAAATAGATAACCAAAGATTTGCTTTTACTGTTCAAATTATTACTGCAAAAAGATCAGATGTATATGGAGATTTAATGGCTTTTATAATGAAACAAAGAAGTCAGAAAGAAACTTTTACAATCATACCGCCAGAAATAGAAGATGCTAGAGGTAATGAATCAGGAACAGTATTAGTTAATGGTGTTCATGCAGTTGGAGATACAACAATCGCTTGTGATGCTTTTGCTGGAGATGGTGCTGGTAGATTTAAAGCTGGAGATTTTTTAAAGTTTGCTTCACATAATAAAGTTTATATGGTTGTTGCAGATGTAACAAGTTCTAGTAATGCGGCCACAGTTACAATAGAACCACCTTTACTTGTAGCACTAGCAAACGATTCAGTAGTTACTTATGACAATGTTCCTTTTACAGTTTCATTAACAACAGACATTCAAGAGTTTGGAGTATCTGGTGCAGATAAAGATGGTAATTTATATTATGAGTTTCAATTTGATGTTGAAGAAGCATTGTAGATGAAATATAAAGTTAAGTATTGGATAAGTGTTGATTTTTTAGCTGAAGAAATAATAGATGCTGATGATTTTAATTCTCAATCCTTTAATCAGGGTAAGTATAGCGAACCATCAAAAAATGCTAGTTATATGGTCAATGATGCAATAAAAATTAACAGACGAACATTTGAGGAACATGACGAGAAGTTTAACGACAGCACTAAAGAACGAACTAGCAACAAATGATATTAGACCATTCCATCTTATCACACTTGGCTTTGGTACTCCTGTCAATATTACTGATTGCTCATTTCCATTAACTTCTTCTATATCAGGTGGTTCAGTTACTTATTCTGCAAGTGATTTTGTATTAGGTTTTTCTAATTTTACTGAACAAGCAGATGTAACTAAATCAAGTTTAACAATATCTTTATCAGGTGCAGACCAAACATTTATATCAACTTGTTTAAATGAAAATGTAGTTAATGATGCTGTAACTATTTTTAGAGGTTTATTAGCAGATGATAATTCTATTATTGCAGACCCTTTTCTTTTATATGCTGGAAACATAGAAAGTTTTAGTGTCAATGAGTCTGATACAGATAGTGTAGTTAATTTAGCAATAGTATCACATTGGGCAGACTTTGATAAAAAGAATGGTCGTAAAACAAACAATACATCACAACAAAGATTCTTTAGTACAGATGTTGGAATGAACTTTAGTTCACAAACAGTACAAGATGTAAAGTGGGGTAGAGAATAATGGGGTTTGGTAGTTTTTTCAGAGCCGCAGTAAGTGTTGCAACTAGAGTATTTAAAGTAAGTCCACCTCTTGCATTAGTTATTAGTGTTGCAATAGCTTGGGTTATGCGACCCAAAGTTCCTGAACAACCTGACTTTGGAACGAATGATTTTGATAATTTTGAACAAGGTATTTTATTAAACAAACAATCTAATGACGCAAATATTCCTGTAATTTATGGAACTAGAATGATTGGTGGAACTAGAGTCTTTATGGAAACATCAGGAACAGATAACACCTATTTATATATGGCATTAGTTTTATCAGAGGGAGAGATAAATAATATTACAGAAATAAGAGTAGATGATAAAGTTGTTACATTTGCATCTAGTTTTTCAGATGGAACAGAAGTAGAAGTAGGAAGTGGAGATAGTAATTTTTATAAAGACTCGACAAGTTTAATTAGAGTAGAACCTCATTATGGAACAGATGGTCAATCAGCATCATCTTTATTATCAACATTATCATCTTGGGGAAGTAACCACAAACTATCTGGTCTTTGTTATTTAGCTTTAAGGTTTAAATGGAACTCAGACGCATTTACAGGAATCCCAAAAGTTCAAACAATAGTACAAGGTAAAAAAGTAGTAGCTTATAATTCTAGTTCAGTTGCACAAACTGCGGCACATTCTGATAACCCATCTTGGTGTCTATTAGATTATTTAACAAACGAAAGATATGGAAAAGGCATAGCCATAGCAAATATTGACATACCAAGTTTTTATACTGCATCAACAATATGTGATACAGATGTTACTCCTTATGGCTCTGCAAGTGCTATTGATGTTATGGATTGTAACGCAATTATAGATACATCAAGCCCAGTTATAGACAATGTTAGAGAGTTTTTAAAAGGTTGTAGAGGTTATCTTCCTTATGTTGGTGGTAAATATAAATTAATTGTCGAAACAACTGGGTCATCTTCAATTACAATTACAGAAGATGATATAGTGGGTGGTTATACTTTATCGAGTCCAACAAAAAATTCTAAATACAATAGAGTTATATGTTCTTTTGTAGACCCAGATAGAAACTATCAAGTTAATGAAGTTCAATTTCCAGCTATTGATGATAGTGGTTATGCAACAGCAGATAAACACGCAACTATGAAAGCAGTTGATGGTGGATTTTTACTAGAGGGAAGATTTGATTTAAAAACAATAACGAGTCCATATCAAGCAGAAGAATTAGCAGAAGTTATATTAAGAAGATCAAGAGAAGCATTAGGTTTAACTATAAATGTTAGCTTTAGTGCTTATGATTTAGCAATAGGAGATATAGTAGGTGTAACTCATTCTTCTTTAGGTTTTTCAAATAAACAATTTAGAGTATTAGGAATTAATTTTAATCCTGATTTTACATTAGGTTTAGACTTAATGGAACACCAAGACGCACATTATACTTGGGCAACAAAAGCACAAGTAGCATCTACACCATCTACTAATTTACCAAATCCTTTTATTGTTCAAGCACCATCTAGTGTAACTTTAGATGATGAGTTAATTGAATATAATGATGGAACTGTAATTGTAGCTTTAAATGTAACTGTTGGTGCTAGTACAGAT